GTTGAGAAACTTGCAGAAATTGATGAATTTGAAAAATGTATTGAACTAAATAAATTTATTGAAAATAGATTTAATTTACCAGTTTTGTTAGATTGATTTTTAAATCACCTGTTCCTTTTATTAATCTATGGTAAACACCCATTGGTATAAAAACTTTATCTATTACTTTGGGTAGTTCATTATCTATTTGAATCATCCAATCAGTTTCAACAATAGACTCTATTATTCTATCTTCTCTATCACGGTGCCACATATATTCACCAGAATTTGTATCTTGTTTGAATACTCTGATAAATTCATTATCACTTAATTTAGTTTCTTGAAATGGAAGTATCATACACCTAATTTTCTTTTTAAATTTTCTAAATTTTGAGCAAATTTAATCTTAGTATCAGGTCTTTCATTCTCAACCGGTGTTAAATCTTTATTGATAAAATCTATATGTATACCAGTTGGTGAAACTTTTGGTATAGATTTATCACTTCTAATATCACCTATTTTACTATCAAGTGATTGAGAAATTTGTTTTAACAAATCTACACCATAATAACTATTAATATCACTTGTTGATGACTTATTCAACCATCTATCTGGCCCATATATTCCAAAAAATGGATACCATTTTCCACTAGTTACATCTTTTTTACCACCATGTCCAGATGATAAATAAAATGGAACGTGAATTCCATTAACATTAAAGACAACTATTTTTCTATCAGCATAATCAATAATCTTAGACTTTCCAGAAATTTTATTTTTAGGATCCAATCCACCAGTTTTAGGATCTTTCGCATATGTTTCATAGGGAATCTCTAATCTAATGGCGGTTATACCAGACTCAAATAATTGATATGTTTTTAAATGTTTCATGTACTATATATAAAAATACTCAGGATAATTATTTGACTTTAATCTATATCTCATAATTTGTCTATCTACACCCGATCCTTCAACAGCTTTTGATATAGATTCATATATAATTCCGTTTATAGAAACTGATTTAAATTTCACAGGTCCCTTTTCTACTTCTTTATTGGTTATACTTTCTGATATGTATATCCAATTAGTATAAGATTTTGATTGAAGTCTCCATAGAATATAGTCATGTGGTTTTTTTAGTTCTTTACAAGCATCAGTTACTGATTTATATTCTACTCCATTAATTGAAATCTTCTTTCTCTTAGATTCAAACTTATCAATGAACTTCTCATTTTTGATATTAATGTCGTTGTCTTTATATAAGTAATTTTGAAAATTATATGATTTTAATCTACTTTTAATCAAACTTCTTTCTAAACCAAGAGTTCTTGATGCCAAGCTAATAGATTCATATTCTTCATCATCTATTATTATTGGTTTATAATACTTCTCTTTCAGTGAGCTAAAATTTGGGTTATTAGACCAAGTATCTCCACCTTCTCCACCTTCTGTTATATTATACAATACGAAACCGTTCTCTTTATAATAACTTATCCAGAATTTTTCTTTTATACAAAGATCATCATGGTTATCACAAACATCAACAATCTCTTTTGTGAAATTTTCTTTACCATGTTTATTAATAGATTGTTTTATGAAAACACCAGACCCATAGTAGCTATTATCACAAGAGACATCTTTACCTATGTAAATTTTATTGTTTATTAAATTAGTTATTTTGTATATTTCCATATACTATATATTAATATAAAATATTAATATTTTACCAATAACCAGGATATGTCTTACCTCCAAATAAATGACCATATTTATTTATTCTACAAGCCCAATATCCAGCAGTGGTTTTATCTTTCTTCAAATGACACTGGTGTCTAGCCGCAAATGACTTTCTTGCTTTAGGATTACTAACTTTAGCAGTTAAGCCACCATGAACATCACCAAATGCTATCTTTTTAACCTTACCAGTTTTAGGATTCTTAACATAAACATGGTATTTCTTAGTTCCACCACGCATTGGATGATTTAACTTAACTTCTTTACCGTGATATTCAGCCTCATTTAACTCCTCAATGTTTTCCATTGGTAAATCTAAAGGAACCAATTCACCATTGAACATTCCAAACTTACCAATATCAGTTGATTCATATAATTCCTTATCAACATCACATAAGTTAACCCTACCTAAATCAAATAGTTCTCTAGCTTCTTTGATTACTTCATAGAAAGCCTCAGAACCTGGTCTGAATATATTTTCAGTAATAGGTTTATTATTCTCTAAATGATATTTAAGAGATTCTGATACATTAACAGATTCTGTGAATTTTATAATTTTCATAGTTAGTTATTATTTTATGATAGTTTTAATCTTATCTATAATCTGAGCAAATGATGTATTACAAATATTATTATGGTCTACACCTTTACAGAGTATTAATTCTTCTGATTCAGATGTTGGCTTTCTATTTTCTTCAACACCATTTTGTATTATTTTTCCACCTTTAACTGACTTATTAAATACTTTATCAATTTCAGCTATAAAAAGAATACATTTTGACTTCAGAGTTATTCCTTCTCTATACCAATTTGTTTTTGTTGTTATCTGCTTTTCAGCAAATTGCATTTTACCTCTAATATCTAGTTCTACAAAAGACTCACCTGCCTTTGGTTGACCTAACCAATCCGTGATATTTAATCCATAATGAGTTAATATTTCTTGTGTTGGAAATTTATCTTCTACAATCCAAACTGATTCTTCTTTAAATTTATTATCAGTGATTAATAGTTTAATATCTTCTATTGTTGGAATAGTTTTTTTTCCTAAAAATTCCAATACTTGTTTACCACTTTTCCAATTATTATATTCTTTTTCATAAAATGTTGTATTGGCTTTTGTAAAATCAGCATCAACTTTTACAGTGGAGTTCCATTGAGTTCCAAAATTTTTGAGTGCTTCACTTTCAACCGCTTTTGGTTCTAATGGTAGTTTAATATCTGGAGAAAAAGTAACTCCATTTTCCTTTAAATCTTGACAATAGAAATCAAATCTTTTAGCACATCTTGCACGAGGAGGATTCATTAAAACAATATTAGTTTTTTGTTCTTCAGGGCTATCAACAGGAGCTCCTCCATCTATAAAGAAAACAGTTTTCAAGAAGTTTTTATTACCATTATTTTCTAAAATATTAGCTAAGTGAAAAGCAATTGGGCACCCAAATGAAAATCCACCAATAGCAAATTTTCCAATATCAGTAAGTTCGTCGGATAAATTCTGAGCAAACTCTTTAACATTAATATTTTCTGGCCAATTACAAGAATAAACATTAAACGTATCAACTAAACCAGGAGCTATTTTACTATAATCAACTTCTGGCTTTCCGACTTCTCCACCTGGAATTAATAGTATGCTTTTCTTCTTCTCATCAAAGGTCTGGTCTTCAGGATATAGTTTTATAGTAGAAGTTTCACTTTGAGATTCTAAAATAAATGATTCATATAATTTTAAGTATTTCATTATTTATTAGCAATTGAGTTTATAAAATCTAAAATATTCATAACCTTAGGTTGTTCCATAGGTTGTTGTTCCATTTGTCCACAAGAGCAATCTGAGCAACATTCACAATCTGATTGGCCAGAACATTCATCACAACATCCACAGTCAACTTCTTCAGACTCTTCTTCTTCATGTCCTTCAACATCATAGTCATTTTCTATTTCATCCTCATCGTTTACTATGCTTATTGTGATAAAAGATTCAAATTTTTCAATTTTATTTAATTGTTTTTTGAATTCTTTTTCAGTTTTTTCTTGGTCTTCAGTTGATGTTTTAAAAGATGTTTTATCTTCTTTATTTTTTTCTAAAGATTTAGCATTAAAAAGAATATCTTGTTCTTCTTGTTTTTCTTTTTTCTCGTTAAATTTTTTAATTTTCATATATTTATTTATTTTTTCTGAAACATTCCGTCCAATACTTGATACATAGCATCAACTACACCGTAAGAGTCTGGTCCAAATTTACCCTCATACTTGTCAACAACTTCTGATAAATCTTTTTCTAATTCAGACCATTTATCAACTTCTTCGGGTTTTCTATTATCTTTTAGGATTTCATTCCAATCGAATTCTTCATTAAATTTTTTTAAATGTTTCATTTAATTACTTAATTTTTTTATTATTCTGGCGCATTTTTCATACTCCTCATTTTGTTCTAACTCTTTTAAATAGTCTTTTAATTGTTGTCTACTTGATAATTCAAGTCTTAATTTAAATCTCACCTCTTCTAATTCTTTCATGTTTTTAGTAGATGTGTC